TCTAGTGTAAATGTTACAGCATTGTTTGCTGGCTCAGAAATAGATCTAGAAATTGTTCTCGTTTGACTTGTTGTGTTTTGATTATATGATGTTTGTTTAAGCACATATAATGGTTGTGATGTGCCAGTGCCCTCAAAAGTATAATCCCATGCAGTGTTAACTGTTAGATAATCGCCAGCAGTATTAATGCTCACAACTTCACGCACCATATCACCAACGCGAATAATATCACCTACAGTAACATTTGATGGACTGAACACATTTGCCGTTGAACTGTTTGCGTTTAGGCGATAGCCATTTTGAAATACATTTGCTTTAGTAACATTTGCGATTGCATCTAGTCTAATTGGAAGGACAGTTACTGACACATTTGTATAAGCATTTGTATTCAAACTGAATCGATTAGAAACACTGATTGTCGTAGCGTTTGCTTGTACGATTTTTGTGACTTTTGGCTGAATATCAATCTCAGTGAGATATAGTTTATACACACCTGCAGAGTCAGTATTTGCATTGAAAAGATCAGGTGTATATCGAACAAAATTCTTAACGCGAGCTGTTCCAATTTTTGTATTTTGATAGATAGATGCATTCGCGGTTCCAGCAAATGTTCCATTTGCAAGAACATTTGATGAATCGACGCAGTGAATATCAACCTTTTCGACTGCAGCAACATTCACAAACTCACTTCCATTTGCACCACGAATTGATGTCACATACACGAAATTCCCATAAGAGATATCGACATCTGTGTCAACTAATGTTTTAATGTCTGATGCATCGCGTGGTTTTGGTGCGCTTATCTTCAAAGTTCCAATTGTCTCAAATTCAAAGCCTTTAACATATGCTTTTCCTGGTTCAATTGAAATTGTATAATTATTTGCATCTGATGCATTTTGAATAGAGGCTCGGAATGGGCGCACTGTATAGTCACCCGATTCATCGAACGTTCTACGAGCAAGTGTTTTTTCTAACTCAGCATAGATTGGATATTTGACTTGTTTAGTGATTGCACCTTCTTCAACTCTCATGAGTTCGAAGAATTGAGCCTCGTCGACTACTGTATCCAATGGACGAGTGGAGAGCGACAAATTGAATTGATAACGATCACCACCAGGAGCTTGATAGTTGAAAGATGACTGTGCGGGATCAAGAAGGGTTGAATCAATATCACTATCGACGATATCGTCTGAAATTTCAAGACCAATTTTTACGTTTGCAACCGTAGAGTATGCGCTCACAACTGTTGTTTGATCAGGAACCTGAACAAAGAAACCATCGACATAAAATACACCTTCGTTGATAGAACAAACAGTTCCATTTCCATTTGCAGATGAAGAAACAAGTTGTGCCTGAATGTCATCAGTGGCAACAACTTTGATCACCTCAGCATCAGCGAATTCAATACCTGTGATATACTTTACAAGAAGAGTTGGAATTCCATCTTCTGGATAATACGTTGCTAGAACTTTTGCTTGAGCGGAGCCTTCGACGTTACGAATAACTGTGCCATTGAACTCATCAACATCAACGTCAGTTCCATTATATGTTTCTTGCAATTTGATATATTTTACTTTATTATCGAGCGTGAGATTTCCACCAATAACTGGAGAACCATTTTGAAAGACATGATCTCCGAACTGCTTAATCTGATTCTGAATCATAGATTGAATCTGTGTCAGTTCGCGCGCCTGAACTGCACGACCTGGCTTAAACAGAATTCTAACGTAGTTATTATCTAACGCATTCTGCTGAAAATCGTCGTTATATGGATCGATGTTAAATTCCATGAACTTTTACCTGTTAGAATGACAATACAACTTTAACTTGGTCTATTTGATTCACTTTTCGAATGACATTTGTTCTATTTTCCATATAAACCAATTCGCCTGTAAATAGTTTTATCTGCGAATTCGAGATGGAAAGAATCGGAACTGAAGCACCAGAATTAACACCCTTAATAATTTGCGAACCCAAGAATGTTCCAGTAATGTTATTTATGTAAAGATAATTATCCCCCACCTCCCAGTGGGCTACATTTGCGATTCCAGTAGCAGTGTCTATCGAGCTGCCAATATAAACAGTTTCATCGTCTTGAAATTGGGCTATACCAGGATCTGGAACCTCAATTCGAGTAGTTATTCTATAATTTGTTTGGTTAGCAGTATATGCACCATTCGCAATCAATGGATCAATAAGAATACCCACTTGATTAAAATCGAAACTGTTAGTAGAATCGCTCATAGGAATAGTGTCATTTTCTGTGTCATCAAACTCCACAGAGATCATAAAACTATGGACTCCAAGTTCTTCTAACGGGTCGGAACCATGACCACCCTTTGGTGGAAAGGATATATCAAATACAGCGTTTGATCTGGCCAAAGTCATTATTTGTGAATTTGCAGGATTTGTAAAGGCTGTATTTACAGTAAAATGCGTAGAGTTGATTACTGTAACAACATTTCGAGACTCTGCATTAACTGTTACAATATCATTTACATATACATTTCCAATAAATGATTGATTTGCAGTATTTGATAAATTTGCAGAAACCGCAGTTGAAACAACATTAACAGTTCCACCGAGTATTGTAGAACCCAATTGATCCGCTGCGCTATTAAAAGTTACTTGACCGACTGTATAATTGTTTCCACCATTTAATATGGTAACATTTGTGATAATGCCATTTGAAACTGCTGCAGATAAATTTGCACCCTGACCATCAGTGTTCGTAATCTCTAAAATAGCCGCAGTATTGCTATTACCGCCATTAATGTATCCAGAACCACCCCAGAGAACAGCTATAATATCAATTCTTCCTGCTGTAGCAGCCTCAACCACCACTGAATCGTTTGATACAGGCATCCATCGATTGGTAAAGAATCTTTGCTTTAAACCTGCAGGAATTGTATAAAGATATTTCCATTTATATCCATCACCTGTTAAAATAAATGGGTTTTCTGGTAATTGACCGTCGATATCAATTGTTGGTTCCGATGTTGAGATGGCTCTAGAATTATTTAACAAGCATTTGAATACTTGATCGCGCCCATTTCGTACATAAAAAGTGTTTGCAGTATATGGATATGTATTATCTTTTCGAGACAATGCAGTATTTGAGTACGAGGATGAAAGATTTGAATTGATAGAAATGACTTTATTGCTTCGAATTGAAATCAGTTCTTTTGTTTCTTCACCAATATAGACTAGATTTCCAGACTCTACGTTACCGATAAAGTTTGCTGAATTTGCTACTATAATTGTTCCATTATTTTTTAATGTGATACTGGAACCAGAATTTGTATTAGCGAATGCACTGTTTACAATCAGATGCTCTGCGTTAGTCACAGTCATAACTGTTTTTGTAGCAGAGTTGACAATAATTTGGTCGCCTGGAAAGATATAAGTTGTGAAGGCTGTTCCATTACCAACCACCACATTTGATGCTGCAATGTTTACAGTTCCACTTAAAACAGTATTAGCATTCGCATTGACTGTTCCAATGTTATACAAATCATCATAAGATAAAAAAGTAATATGGTCTTCGTAAGTATCATAAACAGCGTTAGCAACCCAATCAACGCGAGGAACGACTGGCTGCATATCAGCAGCTGTTATCTTCTTCATTCCTACCATATTTCGATAAAAGTTATTTTTTTCGTTTGTGGTCCAGCTTAATGTTTCAACATTAGAAACATTTGCGCCTGTGTTGACGATTCTACCAAGAGTAATAAAAGTGTTGCTCTCTTCGGAGAAGTGTTGCTGCACATCATCGACTAGAAAGGTTGAAAATAGTGGTGTGATAAGTGATGACATTTTATCCTCAATAGGCTGTCAATGTGACAACATTGAACGTATGATTTTCATAGACAGACAGATATTTATTACTTCCTGGAGAACTCCAGTTTGTATTTACAGTAATGGTACTTGCATTCACATTAACAACCGTTTTTGTTTGACCATCAATGATAATCTCATTATCAATGTAGATAGTTCCCACAAAACTGGTTGGAGTGTTTGCATTACTCGTGTTTGCTACAACAAGATTACCGCTAGTATTAACTGTTCCACCTACTAGCGCAATTTGTCTAAAGTTTGGATTGACAACATAAACTAAATTTGATAAATTTGCATTCAATGCAACGTTAAGAGATAATGTGTTTCCACTTATTGAAAGAACCTGCGCATTGATTGCAGCAGCTCTCTTATATAATAATTCTCCAGTATCTGCAGCAGAGAATCCAAGGTTCACGTTTAGAATAGTATTATTTGCAATATTTACAACTTTACGCACCTGATTACCAATCATGATTGTATCGTTTGCTAATAACTCTGTAGTAAATAATGTGCCCGTTCCAATCACCTTTCCATTTGACGTGAATATTTGAACTGTTCCTGTCTGAGCGACCATTAGATTCGATGGGAAAATGTTGAAACTTACGTTATCACTTACAAGAACATTATTTCCAGTAATCACGTCGTTTGCAGACAAGGTCACGATCGTATTAGATATCTTAGCAATATCATTACCAGTTCCATAATAATCAAATCCAGCATTTACAGTAAGAAGATTTGCAGTTGAAATTGAGGTGACTCTTCTCACCTGATTATTTACATTTATAGTATCACCAACAATCAAATCTGCTGTAAACGTAGTTGCAACTCCCAGCACCTCAGAGTTTTGTTTATACACTAATTCGCCAGTGCTATAGTTAGTAAATACATTATTAACAGTTAACTCAGTATCAGATACAACATTTGTCACCTGACGAATCTCATTATTCACAGTAATAATATCGCCAACATTTATTTGTGGATCAAAGTTTGTTCCTGTACCATAAACTGTATTGCTTCTCTTATAGACGATCAAATCGCTAGAACTATTAGAGAAGATCGAATTAACGATAAGTTGTGTATTGCTTGTAACATTAACGACTTGTTTGATCACATTGTCGACAACAATAATATCATTTGCTGCAACGTTCAGAACAAACGTCGTCCCGTTACCATAAACGATGTTTGAGCTGACGTAACATGATTGATCAGTTCCTGAGAGATAGAATCGATCATTGACAAGCAAGAAGGTGTTGTTAACAACACTTATCACTTTACGAACTTGATTATTAACAACAATTATATCATTTGCTGCAATGTTACTCAAGAATGTGGTGTTATTTCCTCTCAGCTCAATATCAGTATTGCCAGTATAATAACCATCGTTTTTATAGATTTGTTTTGCAGATCCAGTGGTAGCAAAATTTGTATTCACAGTTAGTGTGTTATTATCAATTACAAGAACAACTTCTCTCACTTCATTATTGATCTTAATTGTGCTACCTTCAACAAATTCATTTAAGAATTTTGTATTACCAAAGAATAGTGTTTGCGAGGTAGCAGTTTGCGCAAAATTTGAATTAACATTTAACGAAGTGTTCGAGATAACATTCTCAATCTTTCTAATTTCATTATTAACCCTAATTATATCCCCAACTTCAAGATCAAGCACGAAAGTTGTGCCAGAGCCAGTTACAGTATTTGCTGATCCTGTAACACTTGCAGTTCCATTAGCATAAGTGTGGAACGTTCCTGTTACAGTGTTAGTTCCTGTTGCAATGCTTGCAGTGCCAGTGATTGTATTATATGTGAGAATAATATTTGATATCTCAACATTAACAGTTCCAGCAATAAGTGGATTTAAATTGATTGTTCCAGTAATTGGTGAATTGACATTCACTGTTCCAGTTACAGGAGGATTCAATAAAACATTACCAGTAATATTTTCATACTGAACATTACTGTTCAATCTACCTTCACCTGTGTAAATGAAATTGCCTTCAACTTCAAGTTCATTATTACTATTCACAGCAGATACAATTCTTGAGATTGGGTTTCTAAATCCATCCTCAATGATAAACAAATCACCGACATTCACGCGAGTGTTAGAATACATTATATTTCCAACAGGTGGATTGAAGAATGTTGAGAATCCTATCACCACATTTGAATAAGAATTCGTGACTGTGACCGCCTCTGTGCCATTTCCAGGCATGATAATTGAAACGTTTGGATAAGCAACATATTGTTGATCTTCCTCCTGTTTCAATACAGTCTTAGAGATGAGAGACATTCCAGCTGGATGAACAATATTTTTAATTGGAACTTCAAAGTCAACGAGATTTTTCTCAGACTGAACGATATATGAGAAGTTATGGTATATTTCTGAATCTTGGAATACTTTATCCGCACTTGGGAATCCATCAGAGTTTAGATAGAATCCATCAAATTCGATTAATCCATTAGCAAATAATGCTTTTGCTCTTGCACGACCATTTCCATAATACATTGGATTTGGTAATCCAATTGCAATTACACCTGCATCATATTGTTCTGGCGCTGAAACATTCGTCGAAGTATTAATATTACAGAAAATGGCATTTCCAGTTTTAAGGTCGACTGTTCTGTCGATTCTTCCAGAATAATTGTATAATCTTAACAATCCAGTTGTATTGTTGAAGTATTTTACATTTGCCTTAAATGTTGCAGTTTCAAGAGAGGATCCCTGATAGATATACTCAGTCTCTGTAAATGGGGCTTCAGTTGCAATTGGATTTACAATTGCATCAACAACTTTAAGTGATACGTTTGGAACTGACACATAATCATATCCGCGATAGAGAAGTCTAATGTCTCTCACTCTACCAATTGCCGATGTTTCAATCGTATAATCTTCTCCATCACCATACAAATAAGCAGTGAGTGATGCATCTATTCCATCTTGAAGAAATACTGTATTACCATTGCCTGAAGTGAAAAATGCAGTATTTACTCTGAGAATTGTATTATTAATAACTGTTGCAACTTTGCGAAGTTCATTATTAATTCTAATTGTACTTCCCAAACTTAAATCTGCTGTGAATTGAGTATTTACTCCAATTATTGTTGCATTATCAGCTACAATGTTTGCACTACCCGTCAATGTTGTATACGTTGGCGAAGCGCGTTCAACAATTACATTTGGTCTTACGAGATGTCCTTCGCCACGATCAAATAGTACAACTGACTTGATTGCTCCGTTTGAATCAACGTCGGATACATATCCACCACCACTATATCCACGACCATCAAATTTAATGATGTCATTATTCGAATATTCAGAACCACCATTATCGATATAAACATGTGCAATCAATCCAAGATCTTTAAATAATTGTCTTGTATTTGCCTTTATACCATATTCTGAATTATAGTTATACTGTTCAGATAACTGTGTATCGTAGAATGATCTTATTAATAGGTCTGGTGATGATCTAAATCCACCGCCACCATTGAGTACAGAGATAACATCGATACCGCCAGTGTTCACCGTTTCAAGGTCGAGGCACTGTGCAATTGCGCTGTTTACATTAGATGGTAACAGATACGTTGTTATAGAGTTGACAAGGAATGACTTGTCTGGAGTTGTTGTTGATGTAACTGATATATCATCAGTAATAGGTAATACATTTAACTGCGCCCCATTTAAAATTACTGACAACGAACCAGTATTGGCGATATCATATAGTACGATATCGCCAGTTTGCTCAGTTCCAAATCCACCCTTTGCTCCAAATTTGCCGATTCTGTAAGCAGTTTGTGCGCTGAATGTTGATGTAAATGTAGTTGTCACATTTAAAAACAAGTCATTTGCAATATTAGCAATTTCACGATCTTCATTCCCAACGCGAAGTTTTTGACCTGAAGTTAGAATGTTAAAATTGGTTCCGTTGCCAACAATTGAAAATGGAGTGCTGAAATTATTTTTATATGCGGTATATCCACTATCTGAAAAACTAAATGGATAATTAATTGTTAATGATGTATTGTTATCAATATTTGTAATAATTGCTGTCTCATTATTCACAACCAAAACGTCATTTACAGCTAATGATGAAGTGAATGTTGTACCGCTTCCAAGTATGTTTGTGTTTGCTTTCTTTGCAGTCAAATCATTTCTTGTATATGAGAATGGTGTATCAATTGTCAATTCAGTATCACTATCAACACTTAATACTTGACGAGTTTGGTCTATGATTCGAATATAATCGTATGCTGCGAAATCACTAGTGAAGGTTGTATTATTTCCAGTCACTTTATAACTTAAAACTGCAACATTTACTGTTCCAGTGATTGAAGTGTTTCCATATGCGGTTATTGTTCCAGTTATGGCAGAATTTCCATAGTAAGAAACAGTTCCACTGATAGCAGTTTGTCCATTTGGAGTTGCAATCTTCGCAGTGAATAGAGCATCAGTGTAGTTATTCCCGTTTGCATACACTAATGCATAATTGATAAAAAAGTCGTCAGCATCGTCTTCAGTTACGTTTAACACGACGTTTCGAGTCTTTGTTGTAAATGGCACGTAGTTAGCAGTACTGATAACAGTGTCTTCTAAAATATTGATAACTGCCTTATCGTAAGTTATTTTTTCTAGAAAATTTCTTTGGCTATTCGAAGTACATGCAGTTGTATTAATTGCATTAATCCGAAGATCTGTAGAGGAATTTGCATTTGGATCATCACCAACACTTCTCAATACAACCACTTCTGAGTTAGAATATGTGCGATATCCATATCCACGGAAGCCCATTGTAACAGCTTCAATAGATCCTTGGGATATTTCATTAACTATTGCAGCAGCATCATTCGCTTCAGCTGAGATGCCAAGACCACCAGTAATAACTATTGGATCGCCAACATTGTAGTATAATCCTCGGCGACGCTGCGCTGGATCTGTACGAATATTCGAATCTACACGAATATTTGAAAGCGTTCCGATAATTCTTTCGCGGAAAACTTGATCTGATCCATTCTCATCAACATATGCGATCTCGATAAATTCACCGTTATTGAAATATTTTTTAATGTTTGAAACATATATTTCAAGAACTTCGCGACCATTAGTTGGATCAATAGAACGCGCTGCTCTTTCAATGACGCAAGTGGCGCCAGAATTCACACCAACAACCTGTCTACGCTCAAATAGATTTGGATCAATGCTTCTATTTTGATCAGTTACCGTGATTCTAAATGCTCTTGGTTGAATCCATTTACCATCAGAAGCAATAAAAATTTGTTCTTTTGGATAGTTGATTTCAATGTCTTCATTGAACAATGCTTTGAATAACCAGCGTAGTGATTCATCACTTCCTTTCTTACTATAAAATTCTCTAGCAGATTTGAGAATTTTTTCAGTGCTGAGAGAAGTTCCCTCTGGGAAAAATGGAAGTATTTCGTCTTTAAAATACTTAACAAATTCTGGTGGTGTTTGATCAATATCACGATAGTTTTCAATTTCCATTGCGTGATAGATTGTATTGCCAGCAGTATTTGAAATACCATTGGCAGAATTCTGTTCCATCCATTGGTAATATAATTCAAGAAATCGTTTAAATTGAGGATGATCGCCATTGACAAAGTCTGGCAGCTGCGACTCAATTAATGCTGAAACTGTTTTCTCTGCTGCAGACATATTATGGCTCAACCACTGCAGTTAGTATTGTTGTTATTGATGTTGGATCTGTATCATCAAGTGTCACGATTCTGTTTCTAACAGAAGAAAAAATTTTCTTGCGTGGTATAGCGCGAATCACGAGAGTTTCAAACGGATCATCTACGCTTGTTGGTGAGAAATTATTTAAATTTACGATACCATTAAGATAGTCTATGGTTCCTGCGTCATCGGTTATTGTTTTCTTAATGTTGTTGGTATCAAAGTAATAAATGCGCAATTTTCCATTTCTTCCCTGAAGATTAATTCTTGCAGTTGCACCAGCGCTTCCACCACCAGATATTGTCACACTAGCCGAAGTGTAGCCAGAACCAGGATTTACAACCTCTACTCTCTTAACTGACCCATTAACAATCAATGCTCGAGCAGATGCACCTGTTCCGTCACCATCAATAATAACATCAGGTGTACTTACATATCCACTACCTGGTGCCAAGACATCAATCGTATCTATTCCAGTAAATGATTGAAGCACCTCTTCTAAGAAACAATTTCTTTCAATACCTGCTGAATCTCTATATCCAAATGAAGGAGAGGATACAAGACGCTGTGATGTTGTTCCTTGTACCAATTCAGTACCAAAATCTAATGAATAACTAGTTGTTCTCGTGATATCTGCTGTAAATCGTTTTTCAATTGCAACTGATATATCATTACTTGTGATTGATTGATCAAAGTCATCGATTGCTCGAGCTAATTGTGAAACCTTGAATGTTGAATTGAACGTATCTAAATTTTGATTACAGAATGATTTAATAGTATTGACAATACCAACATTGATCTCATCGCCGCTCTTATTTGTCTGTGTTGGATCATAATTAATGTCAGCATTGATGATCAAGTAATTATAATCAGCTGAAACATATTCAGGCGTTACTGTGAGAACAGAAAAAGGTTTGAGAATTTTTTCATTAATATAATTTGTTTCAGTCACTGTAATTTCATATCCACCAAGTGGTTTTGCAGTATAGAAAACCTTTCCATAAACAGGTGGATCGTTTTCTTCTCCACCCCAAACATTCACTGCTTCAAAATATGGATAATCGCGATTAATTAGTGCGATATAATCATTCTTTGTAACTGCGCGATTTTGAGAGATATATGCTTTCGGTGCAGTGAACCGAATTTTTTCAATATCTTCTGCTGGTGCTCCTGAAGTCGATTCACTCTCAAGAGTAACTGTGACTGTTGCGCCATTTAAAATAGTATCAACAGGTTTAAATTCTTTTAGATTATTCGCAGTTGTTCCAGATGTAATGATATAACTGACGATTACAATATTTCCTTCAGTAAGTGCTCTTCCAATTACATCATCACCAAAATAAATTTGATACTTGCCATTTTTATTTTCTTCGAGATAATAAACTAATGCATCTGGATCAACATCAGTGGCATCTTGTGCAAGAATATAACTTCTTTGATTTGCATTTTCTGCAGAACGCTGCACAGTCACTTGAATTGTTGATGTGTCGATCCCTTCGTCTGGTAACTCGAAATATTGTTTTGGATTCGTCTGTGAATCATAAGTGAAAGTGATTGCGTTTGGCTGACCTTCTTTAATTTCAAGATTATCAACATTGAATAAACCAGTTGACGTATTTTTTGTAACAATTTTAGCAGAAGGATTCACAAAAATATAGTTTATGCCATCTTTTGTTTCTGAAATAAAACGAGTGAACCGTGGGATTGTTATTGAACTATTCGAATCATTCGCAACTGGTGTGACTGTTAAATCAATCACAGCACGAGCAGCAACACGAGAGCGTGGAACATAACCTAAAAGTTTAGCATGTGAAACAACCGATCCACGTTTAATCGCAGTATCAATGAACATTTCGTTTGATACCATGTTTAAATAATATCCCATGTAATGAGTATTATAGGCAAGAATATCCAAAAGGACAGACATACCTGAGCCTTCAAAGTTGTAATCACTAAACTCAGACTGAGATTTGAGGAATCCCTTTAGATTTGTTTTAATCGCATCAAAATCAAGTTCAGCGACTTTAAGTTTTGCTTCTGGATTTGCCATGTTATCTTATTCGCTCTAGGAAGAATGAGATTGTGATTGGTTCAATAGTATTTTTTACAAAGAAAGTCACATAAACATCATATCGTTGATCTTCGAAATTGGGAGCTGCTACAACTTCAGAAACAGTCACTCTTGGTTCAAAATTCTTAATGGTTTCAAAAATTGAGTCTTGTATAAGAGAAATTGTGACATTATCGATCGGCTCAAAAAGAAACTTCTTTAGATTTGATCCGAGGTCTGGATTAAATGGTCTTTCATAGTGGCTTGTGAGAAGTAGATTACGAATCGCTGCAGCGATCGCATTCTCGTTAACCTTCTTTGAGACATCCTTTGTCACAGGATGCTTTGTAAAGTTAAGGTCTAGATCAGAGAATCTTCTTGTAATTAAACTCATGTTTCTGTAGAACTCGTTATAGCCGTGTTAAATGCTGAAATCGTACTATCTTTACCCACTCGATTCAACAATGTATATGACACGCTGTTGGCATCGGCAAAATCTTCGGCTAAAGAGTTGACCGTGATTGAAGCGTTCAAATTATTACTTGATTCATTAAAATTATGTGTATCTGTAGTAACAATTGTATCCATTATTGTATTTGAACTATTTAGTAGGTTTGTTATCTCGGTAACATAATTTGCAATTGCTGTTTGCCCTGCTGGAGTGTTCGCGTCTAGTCTTTTAATGAGATCCATTTTACTTAAAACTTGCGCATTAAGTGTATCTTTTACATCATTCAATTTTGTATCTGAGAAAAGAGCCGATGCAGTATTTGCGACAAATGAATCTTTTGTTTCATTTCCGAATGCTGTGATAGTTTGCCCAAGATCTTTAATCTTATTAAAATCTGGGAATGCATCACCAACGGCTGATGACAACCCAGAAAGATTGGATGTGTGTGCTTGAAAAGTAGAGAGTGTACTCGAGATTCCAGAAATTGCACCAGAGATTTGACTGAGTTGACCACCAGTTAATTGTCCTGCGATTGCTGAGGCTTGTCCACTTACAGCGGATATTGCACTACCGACAGCACCTTCTACTAACGACATCGGATTTTGTACTAAAGCGGCAATGTCTCCAGCAGCCTGTACTGCAGCAGTCACTGTGCTTAATGCTCCACTTAGAGACGACAAACCCCCACCCAAACCACCAACTCTCGCAGCCACAGGCATTCCACCAATCGTTACCGTTGGAACTTGCTGTAAAAAAGTTCCCCCATTGGTTTGAGCGTCATTAATTTTATCGAGAATTTTAGCCTCGATCCTTGCAATAATTTTAGCTGCGGCTGCTGTTAATGCCATAGTTATTCACCCGTCTGTTCTTGTGAAGATTGAGGTTCTTCAGGTAATAAATCTTCTGGGAGTTCAAATATGTTTTCCTCTGTTGGTTCAGTTGTCGTTTCTACTGGCACTTCCTCTAGAATTGGCTCTGGAATGTTTGTGATCTCGACAGTTTCAGTTCGAGGGTAGATGTGCTTTCCTAATTTTACATCGATCGCTGCTAATCCTGCATATTTAAATTCATTTATCGCATTGGTTATCGTAGAATCAACATCAAAATCTATATTTCTTTCAATAGCGCCCGTTGCGACTTGATCAATTTTATCTAACAAGCCATTTTTCAAGTTCGTCTTTAGACCAAGAATCAATCCCTTGCTATCATTTACAGAACCAGCAAAGGTTTCAATCTTAGATGAAAGTTCACCAATAGAAGCCGAGCTCGCAAAGTCTTTAATAATTGAATCAGCAGCTCCACCGATAGCCTTAACAACACCACTAACTGTCGAAGATATTCCATCAACTAATTTACCGAAAGTAGTTTTCGTCGCAGTATTTGATACATCAACTTTTTTACCTGTCACCTTGACTTCTTCTAACTGATTATTAGGATTGGCTTTTGGGTCTATACCTGCTGCAGCAGAACTTGCCGATGCAGAGGTTCCTACTGAGTTTGCACTCGCAGCAGTATTTGCTTTGGTGCTATTTGCTGCTGAAACAGTATTTGCTGCTTCTTCTCTTTCTTCAGCACTTGGTGCGGTTCCACCACCTTTAAGTCCACTTCCAGATGCACTCGCAGCTGAACCAGATTGTAATCCAATTTTTGCTGCAGGAATATCGACTGTTGCTCCAGCCAATGCTGCAGTTGCACCCTTGAGAGAAAGTTTACCACCAGATGTGAATTTACCTGCACCACCAGCCTTCAAATCCATTCCACCAGTTGACTCAATCTTTACGCTGCTGCCTTTAATCTTCACTGCACCATCAGAAGACATGTTTATTTCTGATGCTTCAATATTGATTGTGGAGGTTTTTAAATTGAAATTCCCATCAACTGTAATGACTGCTTTACCTTTCACATAGATAAAATCATCACCCATGATGACTGTATAATTGTCTTTTTGAACTCGCTCTAGTTTAGAACCATCTTTGTCAAACTCAATGTATGCGCCTTTCTTGTGAGCAAGGTGAACACGCTCTTGCCCTGGAGTATCGTCAAACTCTAATGCGTGACCTGATTCTGTCTCGAGTGCATTATTGTATGGATACGTTGGCTTGAATGGTGGAGGTGGTTCGCTCCATGTTACACCACCAGCAGACTTGACGCCTTTCTTTAAATTCTTTTTTCTTGTCGCAATAATCGTTCCTTCTGGTTTTCCTCTTGAAAGACGATTGGTTGTTTGCTCGCGAAGATATTTTGCTTTCGGATACGCTTCAGCAGAATCATCTGGCTTCTTTGGGCGACTTCCTAAATTTTTACCAGGATCTGAGAACCCTTTTGCATAGTCGGGTTTCTTTTCTGGTTTTCCTGGAAGAACACCCATGATTGCAGGATTTTGTGCATTTGTTCCGTCGACAAAAAATCCAAACACCATATCACCTTCTTTCGGTGTATAAGCGTTTGGGCTGTTCACTGGAATTACAGGATGTGCCCAAGGCAATTGATCTGTTGGAATCTTTTCTTTGTCTTCAGTATGCCAACCGAAACATCTTACTCGGACACGACCAAGCTGCTCTGGATCTTGGCGATCTTCAACGACTCCAATCCACCAGATGAACCCTTCGAGTCCAATAAAATTTTTCTTGGCGCCTGGCATTAACTGTTAACCCACTCCAAGAATTCTGGTCCACTCATCACACCAACTTTTCTTTTGACTTCCACATCATCATCAACAATTACCAGCGTCGGAACTCCACGAACTTTAAACTGTTGAGTCAATGTTGGATTTGCATCAATATCGACTTCTTCAATCGGAATTGGAGATTCAACAGTTGATAAAGTTTTTGCTAACATCTTACAAGGACCACACCAAGTTGCAGAAAATTTATATACTTTTTTCATAATTACTTACCTTTCTTTGTTAATTTATTCAATCCATCTTTCGCTTGAGGTAGAGCCTCAGAGAAAGAATCCGAAACCAATTCAACGATCGATTCAAACGTATCACCACTGAACTTATGATTGATTGATGCAACGAGATATTTACCAGTTCTCGCTTTATCCAATTTTTTACCACCAGCGGTGGCGCTCTCAAAAGACGGGAATTCATATTCTACGATATCCCCTGCTTTGAGTTCGACATCGCCTGGAATGGTGATTTGAATTTTAAAATGATTGAGTAATGACATATGCATTGCTCTTGGCTGCATCCAAAACTTAATGTCATTACTCTTCTCAGATGCAGTGTCATTAATTGTCAAATATGTTCTAAAGAACGCATATGGAGAATTAAACAAAGTTTGATTTTTAGAATTTTTAAACGAGTTCACTGGTTTAAATTTATTTAAAAGATTTCCCTGGGCTTCCGCTGTCTGGAGACTATAATCAATATTTTCAAACTTTTGCGTGAAGATATCGATAGAAAGAAGGCGTGATGAAAACGAACCATTTGAAATAGATGAGATCATATCAAAGTCGTTTAAGATGACAAAGTTGTCGATTGAGTCTTTATTAAGCGCAGGATCATTCCCTTCTGTGTTCTTCAACTCATACTTGAGTTTCTTATACGGCTTTTGTTTAAGTAAGGTTTGTAAAGAAGTTAGATTGAATCCGTTTTTGTTTTCGAAAAAGAAATAACAAAACTTCTTTTGATCATAACCACGAGCAGTTACCCACTGAATTGCCTCGAATGGTCTATACGCAGGAATGACTAAATCAAACGATCCTGATGTGTCCTCTAAACTAGCAATTCTTTGTGGATCAACATTTAATTCTCTTAATAGAATATCGCTTACCACATCTTTAATTTTTGTCGTTTTATATGCTTTACTGACACTTAATGATTCGGATGATAGCATTTCATCAGAGCAAAAGTGGAGAAGATAAACTTGACCAGAATCAGAAGATGGTCTTCTATCAGTTGCTTTGTATATTCTAAACAATCGTTCTAGTGGACGATTTAATCCTGGCTTATCAATACTGACTTTAAGATATTCGTTGCCGCACAAATAGAAATTGCCAAAGGTATCATTACCCTCATTAATAAGAATATTTCCGTTCATGACGGAAGAATACAGATCTTGGAAAATCTGCATTTCTAAAAAGATATTACGAAGATCAATGGTTTGTCCGCCAGAATTAATTAATTCTAGTTGTTTAATCTCATAATCTTTTGAATTATAAACACCATTTTCAGCCATTTAACATTAAATTCCTAAATTCGTCTTCAACTCGCTGCACAAACTTCTCATCAAGAATTTTTATTTTTCTTTTCTTCTCGTTTTCATTTAATTCGTAAGTGTAGTTTGATACTGCTTTATTCACAATATCAATTGACAATGTATATGTTGAATAATTTATAGTCTCTGAACTTACAGCAACTGAAGTATCAGCAACTGTTGGAAGTGCAGTTGGCGTAATTTGTCCAGTTGTATAATTTAATTGATATTCTGATATAATCTGAGTTGTAACTTCTTCATCAATTAATAATCCATTATACACTGACTTCTTGGTTGTTTCTTTTTCGTAATGGTGAATTGTAGAACGAGCAACGTCGATATTTTGATTATATTTTTTAGAGATATAATTATCTAGAGCGTCATTTTTGAGTGGCCAATCATAAAATGGATTAATGATATTATTAAACAATAAAATAATCCATCCTCTATAAGCATCTCCATATACTTTATGAGCGATAATCTCAGCAGTGTCACTTTCTTTTACATTATACTCATATGCAATAGCAGTATTATTCGCAATCTCTCTTAAAAAAGTAGAGCGAGCAAGAATATTTGTCACCAATTGCTGATTTGCAAATGGTGAATCTGAATTTAAAGTGAAAGATGTTTGCGGAAAACTCTCGAAGTATTTCATTAGAAGCCCTGATTAATGAGTTCTTTGTGCATAATTTCGACTTCCTTAAATCGAAGTTGCATTGAAATTTCAACTGGCATGCCGTCTTCAAATGCAGTCCATTGTCCTGCACTTCCATAGTTTACATCAATTCCTTGAAGCACACACGTTGCGAGTCTGGGAAGATTTGGATTAGGTTTTTCTCCAACCATAAATTGTATATCAAATTCTGACGGTGGAACAAAGTATCGACCTTGACCCACTGATGGAATTTCTGGAGCAGCGAAGAAACGAAATGCTTGAATAATCTTGATGATCACTTCTGCTTCTTTTTTATTTCTTGGAACAAATTTAAAGTCAAAAAGAAACTCGCGATTTTGAATGGTTTTGAAGAGTAATTCAACTTGAGGGTTTTGCGCATAACCAGCAGAGAATAAGAGAACATCAGTAATACCTTGACCAAATGCACCAGTTTTTTCTGCTAATGCACCTGCAACTTCTGCGCCTGCAGCAGAACCAAGAGTTTGCCCGAGGCTTACGTTCTCACTAATTGCTGCCTGCGCGATTCCTTCAACTAACGACCCTCCAGCCTGCATTATTAAGCCTGCAGTCCCCAAAGCCTGAGTTAAACTCACTTGATCATAATCGTTCACAACTGTTTGATTTACAGTATCTGGCATATAAAGAGCAATTGAACCAGCAGCACGTCGAGTTTTGCGAGTAAGATCGATCTGACCGATAACTGCACCTGCAAACGCACCACCAACAAATCCTCTCACTGCACTGCCAGCAGCGCCTGCAACTGCTTCGCCCAAATTATCTCCACCAAAAAATCCCTCTGCACCTTTAATAAGTCCAAGCACCGTTCCGATGCCACCAATTGCTGCAGCGTCATTAAATGGATCTGTAGTTGATCCAAGTTGATCTCCACCAAAACCAAATTTTGCACTTCTATTTGTGTCGGTCGTGCTCAACATACCACCAGCGCCACCTGCTTTCTTAATATTATAACTAGATTTTTGCTGTAATGTTGGAATGAATTTAATCCAATGACGCAATTTACCAATTTGCCCCACGTTCTCAGGGAAACGAAGATCATTAAACTCGAAAGGCGAAGACTCTGTTTTCTTTTGAGGACCAGTTGGTGGTCTTTGACTTCCGCTTCTCGGATCAGATGCCTGCGTTTTTCCCTTTGTGACAACAGGTGGGCTTACGACAGATTGCTGCGCCATTTAAAGTTCCTATAAATATGTTCTATGGCTTATAGTGGTAAATTTAGTCCTAAAAATACCAATAAATATTTAGGTGAATTAATATAAATAAAAGTGTTCCTCGCGATACTACCAATATCCAGGAACTCTAGACCATAAAGAAGCAATCAAGAGAGACTACCATGTCCAGCAATTCTATTTATCAGCCCGCAGATTGTCATATCTGTGGCAACAAATACCATTCATATAGATCCTTGGCAAAACATTTTTGCCAGAGTCATGATTATACCTCTAAAGCGTATTATGATCAATACCTTAAAAAATCAAACGAGGGAGCGTGTCTTAAATGCGGATCAGAGCCCAAATTTAGAGGCGTCGGGGTTGGATATAATCTTTTTTGCGGAAATAGATGTCAAGCAATTTACAATAAACGAAAATTGAAGAAAGACTCAGAAAAATATGAGGCATTTGTGAATAGAACTAAAAATTCAGTGCGCAATATATGGTCTAAACGAACTTATAAACAAAAACTACAAATTACTGAGAATGCTCGAATCGCTGCAATCAATTTATCCAACTCTCTCGACGAACAAGGCAGAAAAGAAGTTTATAGTAGATATTACAAGTGCGATCAAGAAACAATCGAAAGATTAAATAGACTTGGTCGTGAGCAATTACTATCCAATATGCTCAACGGATTATCTGGAAACAGCGGGAAATATATGAACGGAAAATTTAAACCAAGAAATCCAGAAAAATATGCTGGAAATGCAGACAACATCTTCTATAGAAGTAGTTGGGAATTGAGGTGCATGAGTCATTTTGACAAAAATGAAAACATTATTCAATGGGCTTCTGAGGAATTAATAATACCATATTTCGATCCAGTATCTAACAAATTGCGTAGATATTTTCCAGACTTTGTTATAAAGAGTAAAAATAAAGAGGGTTTAATTGAAACTAGTGTGATCGAAGTAAAACCCTTGAAAGAAACAATGGCACCACAACCCATAAAAAATCCGAATAAATCTAAAAGATATCTCACAGAAGTTGCTAAATGGGGAACAAATTCAGCGAAGTTTTCTGCAGCCAATAAATACTGTAAAGAGAGAGGATGGAAATTCGTGATAATCACAGAAAAAGATTTAGGAATCTAATGCCATCACTATTTGATAAAGTCTCAAAAGATCTCAACTCTGCGGGAATTAAACCTCGCACAGCAGCGGCTCGTTCATGGCTTGCGAGTAATCTTCAGTCACTTCGTATGCCAACGAATAGATCAAATGTTCTAAATGATGCGAATCGCATTTCTCCAAGAGCCTTTGTTGGTAGAATGTATCTTTATCACTACGATCCGAAGTATAAAGATACACTTCCAGTTTGGGATAAGTTTCCTCTTGTCATTCCGATGGAAATGTACGACGATGGATTTCTGGGATTGAATCTCCATTACTTGGATCCATATTCTCGTCTAGCACTACTAGATCGTTTGCACGATTTCATAAACAACGATAAATACGACGATACGACAAAATTTAGATTGTCTTATGCTTTATTGTCTAAATCTCGTCGCTATAATCTGATTCAGCAATGCATCAAGCGATATCTATTTACTCAAATTCGATCCTCTGTCATTTACGTCGAGCCAAATAACTGGGAAACTGCGATTTTCCTTCCGTTCCAAAAGATGGTGTATAATCAATAATGGCATTTAGTGTTAATCAATTTAGAGATCACTTTGCAAAGCATAATGATTTCGCAAAAACTTCAAAGTTCGATGTAAGAATCACTGCTCCTCCAGGGCTTGGTTTAGATGCAACAGATTTAAGATTTCAATGCGAAGCGACTGAACTCCCAGGCTATACAGTTAACACTGTTGATGGTCGCTATTATGGCGTCGCCAATCCAGTTGCTTCTTTTCCAACTTTTGCTGACTTAACACTCACATTCGTTTGTTCAGGTGATTTTTGGGAAAAGAAACTATTTGATCGTTGGATGAATTTAGTTATTCCAATTAATAACTACAATCCAAATTATAAAGAAACATACACTTCTCCGAAAATTATTATCAATCAATTTTCTGAAGTTGCTGATCAAAGCAATTCAGCACCAGTCATTTATAGTGTTTCGTTTTTTGAAGCCTTCCCAACTTCAATTGCTCCAATGAGTGTTAATTGGGCGGACGATGGAATTCATCGTCTTCCAGTAACATTTAGATATGAATATTGGATCACTGGTGATCTTGAAATAAGTGCTGGTCAACCATTAGAAGAAGTTAAAACTACTGGAACAAGAAAAGTTGTTCCAGCATCTGGATCAACACCACTAACAATTGGAACTCAGCCTACAAACAAAGCACCAAGAAAATCAGATTTTAGAGGAAAGGGTGGCACCTTTGCTGGTGGTGGTGCGACTGGCGGTTGGGATTAATTTTTAACTATGGAGTAGATTATGCCTTTACCAAAAATTGAACATCCTATATTTGAAGTGTATCTGAAGTCTTTAGAAAAGACAGTTCGCTATCGCCCATTTCTCGTCAAAGAAGAAAAACTTCTGTTAATGGCGAAAGAATCAGATGATCTGAAAGAAATTGCCGCAACAATTAAACAGATCATTAGAAATTGCTGCTTAGATGATATTGATGTCGATAATCTTCCGACATTCGATGTCGAAATGTTCTTTCTTCATCTAAGAATCAACTCTGTTGGCGAAACAGCGCAGATGATCTATACCTGCAATAATATTGTTGAAGATAAACCATGCGAACACAAAACAGAGTTTGATCTTCTTCTAAAGAATATTGCTTACGAAGATACAGAGGGTCATTCGAGTATTGTGAAGTTGACCGAAAATATCGGAGCAAAGTTTAACTATCCTTCAATCACAATCCCAGAAGCCGCATTGAACGACAAATTCGAAGATGGTGGCTATGAAGTGATTGCAGAATATCTTGATTACATCTATGATCAAGATCAGATTTATAAGAAGGATGAAGTTACCAAAGAAGAACTGATGGCTTTTTTTGATAATCTGACGATTGATCAAGTGCAGAACATCAAACAGTTTTTCTTAACAAGCCCACGAGTAGTTCTTAAACAAGAACTCGCATGCGGAAAATGTGGCTATGTACATAATGTCAACGTGGAGGGCATTCTAAGTTTTTTCGACTAATCTTTGGTTATGATAATCTGAAAAATTACTATACAACTAATTTCTCATTGATGCAGCATCACAAATACTCTTTAACAGAGTTAGAGAATTTGATACCGTGGGAAAAGCAGATCTATGTTACGATGCTGCAAGAGTTTATAAAAGAACAGACCGAAAAAATGAAGATGATCGAGTTACAGCGTAGAAGATAAAATAAATGGCAGTAGCAAATCAAGGTAAAATACTCAAAGGCGTTCTAAAGGGTGTCCTCAAAGAAATTGGAAAGGGCAAAGAAGATTCGAGCGCATTTGAAAAAGTCGCGGCTGCTGAAGTTGCAAAAGCCAGAGAAGGTAAAGGATTAATTGGTGGTGCCATTGCTGGTGCAAAAGCCAAATCTCGTGTTGCTGAAGAATATAAAATTGCAACGCAAGGTACAATGGGAAGAAGAACTGCATTCTTCGAAGGATTGCTAGGCAGAGATTTAGGAAGTTTGGTGAAAGATCTTGGATTGGAGAAAATGGAATCTCCAGAAAAGATCAAAGAAGCCAGAACAAAATTTGGATTAGATAAAAAAGAAAAAGGTGATAGAAGCAGTGGTGTAGGTAAACTCGCAAAACCACTTTCATTAATTCTTCGTAATGTAATTCAAACTCAAAAGATGGTTCGTGGCATTGAGAAGGCGCTGACTAAACCTTCTCTTAAATCAGGCTACACTTTTGATCCGAGAATGGCTGGTGGTGGTAAATTCAAGAACGCTGACGGGAAGATGGTTTCATCAAAAGAAGCGATGGCTAGTGGTCCTGCACCAACATCATCGAGAACTGACGCACTCACTGCAGCAATTAATGCGGATGAACAACCATTAGTCAAACTTCGTGAGTTCATGGAAGAAAAGTTTAAAGACTTTGATGCGAAGAAATTAAAAGAAACGACAGAAAGCACAAAATTTTCTTTAAATGGAATGACGCCAACCATTGGATT